TCTCGTGCCACTGAGGATCGTCCGCGTTAATAGCCATCGACCACCGCTCAATACGCTTGACCGGATCTGGCACCATCGCAACTCGCTGGTTCCAGTCATCCACCAACACAAAGTTAGAGGCAAAATATGGAGCATCCGTGACATACGTCTTCGCTCCTAAGTTGAAAATTTCTGCCAACACCTGCACTGCTACGTCCTCACAACCAACTTCCTTTGCACAAATAAGAGAATCATCTCCCATAAACAGAGCCCACAACACAACGGTACCCCTGTACGCATAAGTCACACTAAGGACATTCAAGACAACATTACCAAAAGCCGTCGTGGCATCACCTGACTTGCGCTGATACATAACGTGTAAAGAAATACCGAGAGAAACAGAACGAATCGAACAATCAACATGACCATCCACCCACTTAGCCAACATATCCTCATTCAAACCCAGCTGCCGAAAGACAAATTCCTCCAGTCGAAAGACGAACGCCCCTTGAGACTTGTCATACTTGGAGAAATCATTCTCCAAATACTTGACTGCCGACCCAAAAGGGTGTATACCCTGCAAGAACTGTTCAATATCCTGAGTACTCTTCGTGAGGTTAACATGGTAATTAGGCTTCAACAACGCTAAAAACCGTCGTACCAACATACGAAACATCGAACTATACAGCGCCGACAAAGCCTTAGCATGATACACAATAACCTGCGGCTCAGTTCGCTGCGTCAGCGGCTTGGTCGTAAGAGTGGGCTTCACATCCGACTTCAACATGACCAAATACTCATTGACAGGCATCTCCCCCAAAGACTGAGATTCCTTCTCCAACTCCGCCCTCGCCATACGCAGCTTATCCGGCGTAGCCTGCTGCGCCCACTCGCTCAGACCCTCAGCTGTAAGCTCTACCGGCTGAGTCTGAAACTTGGCTAACATCTCTCGGGCCTCCGGGACACACGCCTCCCGCAAGAAAGTCTCCCACACATCCTTAATCATCTCATCCTCATCCTGAGGCAAAGACACCTGCGGGGCATTTAGGTTCCTAGCCGCCACAGACGACAACGTCTCCTGGAGGGTACCCTGACGCTTCGGCACATTAAGCGCCTTCAAG